GTCCTCGTGCGTTCCCTGGAAATCGAGGATGTCGGCGATCAATTCGGGGTGCCGTCGTCCCGGCGTGGCGCGGCATGACCGGTAATCTCCTCCACGACGCGCTTCTTGAGCCGGAGCCGTGTCCGGTCGAGCCCGAGTTGCTGGCGCGGTTGGTGATGGCGATTTGTGATGGCGGCCGTTATCGTAAGCGCTGCACCTGGCCGGATTGCCCACATTGGCGGGCCAAGGCTCGGGCGGTCGAAGCGTGGAAGGTGATGGAGGCGTGGCGAGAGCGGTCGTCCGATGACCTACATATATAAGAGTATCGCATGACCGACTTCGGCCCTTCCGTTCGCACCCGCACCGATGGCCGGCTCATCAGCCGGGGTCCGGGCGCCGTGACGCTGGAGGACCGGCCGGATCTCGACCGCGAGCCTGACCGATCCGGCAACCGGCCGGTGGTGCGCGGTGCGCGGCGAAGGTGCACGCTTGATGGCCTGTTCGGTGACAATGCCATTACGAAACGGCAACTGGATGCGGCGAACCGGTTTCTCGACGATCTGTGCCGCGCGCAGGGGTCCTCGCAATCGTCGATCGGCGCGTTGCTGACCGGTGGCGTATCGGGTTCGGCTGGGCGTGATGCGTTCACCGAGGGCCAGCGCGGCGCGATCCGGCGGGTGCAGAAGGTGCGGTTGATGCTCGGGTTGTCGCGTGAGACGGTGACCTGGTGGGTAGTGATCGAGAACCGCACGCCGCGGCAATATGACGATGCCCATTCATTGCGGCATGGCACCGGGGTTCAGTGGTTGTGCATGGCGCTCGATGCGCTGGACGTGCATTACAATCCGCCTGGCCGACGCGACGCTTGACATTCAAGGGCCGTAATGCACTTGTTTTAAGCATGGTCCAAAAATCGTCACCGAACGAGCCGTGGTCGTGGTTCCTGCCGGCGATTTTCGTGGGCAGCTGCGTGGTCGGGGTGGTTCTGGGGGTGCTTTGGTGATGGGTGATGGGTGATCTACCGGTTGAGCGTTGGGTCCCCGGCGAATTGCTGGACAAGGCTGAGGCGCGCATTTCTGAACTTGATGATGGTTTGCAGTTAATGTCTCGCCTCAGCGGCGATCTTCTGCGCGAGGTCTCGATGTATGAGGCGCGATTGACTGAGTTGCAGCGGGACCACCGGTGCTCTTGCTATGACCGCGACGTCTGGAAGCGCGAGGCGGAGAAGGCGACCGAGGCGTTCAATCAACTTGTGGCCACCTGCGGCGATCCGGATACGACACCGACCAACACGCCGCCACCGCCACCGTCGGTCCCCAATCCAGTTCCATCGGTCATGGTCGACGTTGCGAAGCCACCGAAGGAGCACAACCCGTTCCAGGATTTTCCGACCGATCGCCGCCGCATCGGCGGATGATCCATGGCAAAGAAGACGAAGCCCGCGCCCAATCCGCATGATCGGCTCGTCGAGGCCGCATCGCATCTGACCCGCTCGCACACGTTCGTCGTCATGGGCATCTGTGCGCTGGGAAAAGCCGGCATCGACGCCGCGCCGCTTCGCCGACTGGCCGACGGTCTGGTGTCCGAGGCGCGGAAATGTCTGGCCGAGGCGATCTGATTGGCACTCGACGCGGCTTCCAAACTCCGCGAATGGCGCGAGCATCCGGCGCAGATGGTCCGGGAATTGTTCAAGGTCACGCCCGACGCCTGGCAGCACGACGTTCTCGAAGCCTTCCCGCACCACAAGCGCATCGCCATGAAGGCGTCGAAGGGGCCAGGCAAGACCGCAACCGAATCGTGGCTGGCGTGGAATTACCTGCTGACACGGCCACACCCGCGCATTCTCGCGACCTCCGTGACCGGCGATAATCTCGCTGACGGATTGTGGTCCGAGATGTCGAAATGGCAGCAACGCTCGGACGTTCTGAGCAAGATGTTCACCTGGACCCGGACCCGCATCGTCTCGAACGAGCATCCCGAGACATGGTGGATGTCAGCGCGGACGTGGCCCAAGACCGAATCGGCCGAGACCCAGGCCAATACGCTGGCCGGCATCCATGAGGATTTCACGCTCGCGATCATCGATGAGTGCGGCGACATCCCGCCCGCCGTGCTGATCTCCGCCGAGGCGATGTTGTCAACCGGCAAGGAAGGCCATGTGCTGATCGGCGGCAACACCAACAACGTGGCCGGTATGCTCTACGAGTGCTGCGTGACCAACGCGAAACGCTGGCATGTCGTGACGGTAACCGGTGACCCAGAGGACCCGAAGCGCTCGCCGCGGGTATCGATCGAATGGGCGCAGGACCTCATCGAGCGCTATGGCCGGGACAACGATTTCGTCAAGGTCAATGTGCTCGGCCAGTTTCCGGCCGGCTCGTTCAGTTCGCTGCTGACGCTGGAAGACATCCGGACCGCACAGGCACGGAATTATCGTGAACCCGAAATCGCTCAGTTTCCGCGCATTCTGGGCGTCGACGTTGCCTACGAAGGCGATGATGCCTCGGTGATCTTCAAACGCCAGGGACCGGTGGCCTACGCGCCAGAACGCCATCGCAATGTCGATCCGCATGTCGGCGCCGGTATCGTATCGAACCGCTGGCGCGACTGGGATGCCGATGCGGTGTTCATCGACAATACCGGGGGTTACGGCGCCGGCTGGCTTTCGCATCTGCGGCTGTTGCAGCGCCAGGCGACCGGCGTCGGTTTCGCGCAATCCGCCAACGATGACCAGTTCTTCAACAAACGGGCCGAGATTTACTGGCTCTGTGCGGAATGGATCAAATCCGAAGGGATGCTGCCACCAGCGTCGGTTCCGGGCATGGCGGAACTCGCCAAGGCGATGACGCAGACCAATTATTCCCGCAAGCGCGGCAAGGGCGGTCGCGAGCAACTGTTCATCGAGCCGAAAGAGATCATCAAGGCCAAGATCGGTTTTTCGCCTGACGATGCTGACGCGCTGTGCCTGACGTTCTCGCAATACGTGCCGCCCCGGACGCCGCGGAGGATCATGCCGATGCCGCAACGTCAGCAGGAATGGTCACCGCGCGCCGCACTCGATGCGGACAGATACGGGATGTTTCAGTGAGCCACCGAACCTACACCGCTCGCCTGCTGCGCGAGCCCGCAAAAAAGGTAACGCTGACTTTCGAGGACAAAGGCGAGGCCGAGCCGGGCGTGTGGATCGGCGAGTGGCGCATGAACGGTGGCGCGCCGGTCCAGGTGCGCGTCGTGCCGGCGCAGGTTGAGCCAGAACTGCTGAAGCGCGGCCTGGAAAATTACCGCTACGAGGAGGACATGGACCTGCTGGGGCAGTGGGATGTCGATCTGGCGACGATGGATGACGGCGTTTGAGCCATCTGTTCGGCGGCTCACCATCTGCGCCTGCACCGCCTCCGCCACCACCGTCGCCGGCATCGCCTGCGGTGTCCGCGACCGGCACCGCACTGACGAGCCAACTGAGTGCCGCCGGCGGTGCCGGGTTCGGTGGCACGCTGATGACCGGATCGGAAGGTTCGCAGCAACCGAACACAGCCGGCAAGACTCTTCTCGGCGCCTGATTTTCTGATGTCCGAAGCCGCGGCCGCGCGCCGCTACAACGGGAACGGTCTGGACCCGTCGCGCCCGTTTTATTTCGGTTCGTCTCCTGCGCTGCTGGCGATGGCGCCGGCCAACGATACCAAACCGCCGCCCGTGCCGCCGAAATACCTTGGCTGGCCCGAACTCTTCAGCCACCTGGAAGCCAGCCTTGCCTCGGAAAAAACCTGGCGGCTGTCATGGTGGCGACACTGGGGCGACATCGCGCGGTTCGAGCTTCCTCGCCGCTACACGGCGTTCGTCATCCAGAACGATTACAACCGCGGCATCCGCCGCGACGGCGCGATCCTCGACAACACGGCAACGCTCGATGGGGAGACGTGTGCCGGCGGCATCATGACGGTGTGCACCGATCCCGACCGCGAATGGCTGAAGCTCGGCGTCCCCCCCGGTATTGAGGTCGATCGCGCCGGGCAGATGTTCTTCGATGACCTGACCGAGCGGCTACGCTTCGCCCAGGACGAGACCAACTTCTACGAATCGCTCAACCAGTATTACGAGGACAAGGTTTTCTTCGGCACTGGCGTGGCGATCGATTACGAGGATGCCGAAAACATCTTCGTCTGCCGCAACCCGTGTGCCGGCGAATATTGCCTCACCGTGGGTTCGGACAACGAGAACAACGGGCTGACCGAGGAGTTGCGCTGGACCACGCGACAGATCGTCGAGTTCGCCGGATACGATAACTGCCCGACGCCGATCCGCGAGATGTGGGACCAGAAGGGCGGCGCGCTCGACCAGGAACACGTGATCGGCCACAAGATCGAGCCGAACTTTGCGCTCAGCGATGACCGCGGTGGCAATGTCGGCCAGTTGCCCGGACATTTCACCTGGCGCGAGGTCTACTGGACCGTCGGCAAGGAAAACGGCGCACCGCTGTCGATCGCGGGGTTTCACGAGAAACCTTTCGCCGCCTCGCAATGGCACCGCAAGGCCAACGATCCCTACGGCTTCGGTCCCGGCTACACGGTGCTCGGTGACACCATCGAGTTGCAGATCCTGGTGGCCCGGCAGGCTGAACTGGTCGAGAAACTGGCCCGGCCGCCGATGGTCGCCCCGGTCGCGCTGAAGAACGAGCCCCATTCGATCAAGCCGGATCAGATCACCTATTACGATGCCTCGACCGGCACGCCGCAGTTCAAACCGGCCTACGAGGTCAATCCGCAAGGACTACCGGCGATCACCGCCGCAGTGCAGGCCACCCAGGACCGCATCCATCGCGGCATGCACGCCGACCTGTTCCGCATGATCCAGCAACTGTCGGAACGGCCCGGCGAAAAGACCGCAACCGAGATCGACGCACTGCGCGAGGAACGTCTGATGCAACTCGGCCCCGTGATCGGCCGGGTTTACCGCTACGGCATCCGCCCGCGGATCAAGCGGCAACTGGCGATCATGCGTCGCCGCGGTCTGTGGCCGAAGATACCCGACAGCCTGCGTCCGATCCTCGTGGGCGGGGACGTGCAGATCGAGTTCATTTCGATGCTGACGCTGGCGCAAAGGGCCGGATCGGTATCGTCGATCGAGCGGACGTTCGCCTTCGCCCAGAGCATCCAGCCGGAGTTTCCCGAGTCGG